CCAAACAAGCCAACATCGCCGATATCGCGCGCTTCCTGAAAATTCCGCTCTACAAATTGCAGGAAGGCAAACAAGCCTACAACAGCAACGAGCAGCAGGAACTCAATTACCTGGTCACTACGCTGGATGTCATTTTGAAGCAATACGAAGAGGAGTTTGATCTCAAACTTTTTTCGCGGAGCGAGCAGAAGAAATACTATGCCCGTTTCAACAGAAACGCCCTGATGCGCATTGACCTGAATGCGCGCAAGACCTTCCTGACCAGCATGACCCAAGCCGGAATCTACACCCTGGCTGAAGCGCGCGCCTACGAGGAACTGAACCGCTACGAAATGGGCGCGGACAATTTCACCGACCGGCTGCTGGTGAGTCGCAATTATGTATTCCTCGATGATCTCGAGAAGACCGTAACCTCCGCGGCGCCCGCCGCACAACCGCAAGACGAACCCGAATCGAATGACCCCAATCATGACGAGGTAAACAATGGCAAATGAAATCCGCACCCTGCCGCTCGCGCCGGAAATCCGCGCGGGCGACGATGGCAAGAAAAAAATTACCGGCTATGCCGTCAAATGGCGCAGCCTGTCCCAGCCGATCTGGGGCATGTACCGCGAACAGTTCGAGCGCGGCGCATTTACCGCCACGCTCAGCGCGCGCGTAAGCGACATCTATGCCGATTGGCAGCACGACCCCAAGGAAATCCTGGGACGCTCGCCCAACACGCTGACCCTGCGCGAAGATGATACCGGTCTCTGGTATGAGATTGATCCGCCATCGTGGGCGGATAAGTACGTGGAGTCCATCGAGCGCGGCAGCTCGTTTGTATTCGTCAGCCAGGTGGACGAGCGCGATTACACCGCAGACCCCGACTACGTGATCCGCACCGTGCGCAAAGCGGATTTGATCGCGGTCTCGCCGGTCACCAATCCCGCGTATCTCACATCCACCGCGGGCGTGCGCAGCGAAGACCCGCTCGTGGAGATCATCCGCGCGGAACGCGAGCGCAGAAATAAATTAACCAGTGCGTACCTCGAACGCAGCAAGGCGATTCGAGAATTATCCATCATCAAATAAAGGAGCAGTTACAGATGAAAATCAAGAACGCAGCCGAGTTGCGCGAGGCTAAGCAACAGCGCAAGATCATGGCGGATAAACTCCGCGAATTGAACAAACCGGACATGACGCCGGAAGAAGAACGCGCCTGGAACGAAATGAAATCCGCTTTGGATTCGTTGAACGTGGATGTCGAATCGTTCGAGGGCGCGCAGGAACGCAGCGCCGCGCTCAGCGAGATCGAAGAACGCGAACAACGCGCCACTGACAACGCTGCCAACAACAGCGCGCCGGGCAACCGCGTACCGGCTGAGACGCGCAATACTGAAGGCTTGAAGGTCTTCAAGAATTTGGGCGAGCAGTTGATCTCAGTCCGCAATGCCGCGATGGGTCACGTGGACGAACGCCTGACCAGACTCAACGCCGAAAGCCGCGCGCTGGGCAATAACGAATCCGTTGGCGCGGATTTTGGCTTCGCGGTGCAGACCGATTATGCCGGTCAGATATTCCAATCCGCCGCCGAGGAAGAGGGCACGCTGCTCTCGATGGTTGACCAGTACGAAGTCGGTCCCAACTCCGACTCTGCCAAGTGGGTCGAGATTGACGAAAACGACATTTCCACCACCGTGTTCGGCGGCGTGCAGGTCTACTGGGCGGCTGAGGCGAAAGCCGTGGCAGCCAGCAAGATCGAAACCCGCGAGCAGAAACTCGATCTCTATAAGTTGATGGGCATTGCCTATGCCACCGAAGAGATCCTGCAGGACAGCAACTTCGCCAGCCAGTTATACAGCCGCGCCTTTGCGACCGCCATCAATCGCCAGATGAGCGGCGACATTATCAGCGCGAACGGCATCGCCCGCCCGCTGGGTATTTTGAAAAGCGCCGGGACCGTCTCGGTGGCAAAGGAAAACGCGCAGGCTGCGGACACGATCAAGTATGAAAACCTCGTCCACATGTGGGGACGTTTGCTGCCGCGCTCGCGCCGCACTGCGACCTGGATGATGCATCCCGACGTGGAAGAATTGCTGCCCCTCATGCAGTTCCCCATTGGTCAGGGCGGTGTGCCGGTCTTCCTGCCTGCCGGTGGCATCAGCGGCTCGCCGTATTCGACCCTGTTCGGTCGCCCGATCATGCCGATGGATCACTGCTCGGCGCTCGGTGACAAGGGCGATGTCATCGTTGGCGATCCGAAAGAATACCTGACGATCACCAAGGGCGGCGTACAGACTGCCATGTCTATGCACGTGGCGTTCCTTACCGCGGAGAATTGCTTCCGCTTTATCTTCCGCGCCAATGGCGCGCCGAAGGTGCAGAAGCAGATCACCATCAAGAACTCCAGCAACAAACGCGCCGCGTTTGTCACCCTGGATGCCCGCTAATTTTTGAACTGTGAGGCGGAGAGTCTCTTCGTGTGAGGAGATTCTTCGCTTCGCTCAGAATGACATAAAACAAGGAGTACAACATGAATCGCATTCATGAAGAAATCAAGTTTGAAACCTTAATCGTGCCGGTCAGCATGGGCAATGGCGCGACTGTCACCGGCGTGTATAAAGCGCTGGCGGGCGTCGGACATGACGCCTTATTTGAAGTCAACTTTGGCGCGCTTCCCGAAGGCAAGAAAGTCACCGTCGAGGTTTATGAGGCGGATGACGATCAAGCCACCAACGCGCAGGAAATTGCCAGCGCGGAGACTGTCTTCACTGCAGGCGTGGGCGGCGTGACCGATGGCAAGATTTTGGTTAGCGTGTCGTCCGATCTATTCAGTAAAGAATATGTCACCGTCAAGGTGACCAACGACAAGGCGACCGCCCTGCTCGGTCATGCGGAATTGATCCTGACCAGTGGACAGCACCACGCCAACCTCAACGAAGACGCCAGCGCGGTGACGGTCATCTAATGACCACCATCCTCACCGAGGCTGAGGCACAACAGACACTGCGACTGACCGTCGGAGTGTCTGACCCGATTCTGAATATCGTGCTGCCTGCGGTGGATGAGTACCTGAAGACCGCGACCGGGCATGACTGGACCGCAGACGCGACGATCAACCCGCTGGCGAAAGCCGCGGCGATCATGTTGACCGTGCAGTGGTATGAAAATCCCGCGATGATCGGCTCGATTGATGACATGCGCTACGGCATCACGAACGTAATCGCGCAGCTGCGCGCCAGCCAACTACCGGCGGAGTCCTGATGGAAGAGACCAAGAGTCCATTTTTCAAACGCGGCGTGGTCTGGCTGCTCGACGGGTTGATCAAACTCGCCGACGGCGGCATGTTGGACATTACCGAAAGCGGCGAGTTGCGCATCAACGGCGTCAAGTTGACCGCGACCGCGCAGCAGATCAACGCGCTGAGTGAACTGGTCAACGCCAACGGCGACATCGAGACCGCGCACGACATCAACATTTTGACCGGCGGCGAGTTGCAATTCAATGGCGCGCCGATCACCGCGACCGCGCAGCAGATCAACGCGCTGAGCGGGTTGATCAATGCGTCGGGTCACATCGAATTGACCGATACCGTATGGATGGACGTGGATTTCCCGATCATCATCCGCACCACCGGCGTGGGAATCCCATCCCTGACCACGTTCAACGGGCGGCTCAAAATGCCGCAGTGGCAGGTCAACGACGCCAACGAGATGGAGTCGCAAGAGTTTATCCATGCCTGGAAAGAAGGCACGCGCGCGTACTGGCATATCCATCTTGACACCAACGGCTTGGACGCCACCGACCGCTATGTGCGCTTTGAGTTGGAGTATGGCTACACCGGCTTAAATGGTCTGTGGGTCTTTCCGGCGGTGGCGATATCAAAATCCCGGCGAACACGCCCGACAAGACCCAACTGATCCTGTCATTGACGAACTTCCTGCCTGCCGATACCAAGATCGGCGGCCACGCGATTGCCTACCTCAAGCGCATCACCGCCACCGGCGCTGCGCCCAGCAATGACCCGTGGATCCCGATGCTGCAAATGCACGTCGAGTGCAACACCTGGGGCAGCAACGAGATTATTTCCAAATAGCGGAGCGTTTCCGCAGAAACACAAGGAGTATGACATGACTGATTCGAAATCCCCGTTCTTTCCGCAGGGCGTCACCTGGCTGATTGACGGCGTGTTGAAATTTGTGACGGGCGGCGCGATCACGTTTGCCGCCGGAAAGTTGACCATCGGCGCGGACGCCGAACTCGAAGTCGAAGCGGGCGCGACCGTGACCGGCTTGGATGGCGCGGCGACCTTTGCCTCGGCAGCCGAAGCCAAGACCGGCACCGAAGCCGCCAAGAACATTTCGCCCGCGACCCTGCGCGACGTGCTGGTGGACGTGCAGCCGCTGGCGGGCGCGACCTTTACCATCGGCGCGGAAGCCGCGCACGTGATCAACGTGGGCATCCAGTTGGAAGACCTCAACGGCGATCCGCTGGCGGCGCGCGCTGCGTTGAATGCGTACCTGTCCGACGACGCCAACGGCGATTCGGTGGTGGCGACCGCGCCCGATACCGTCGCCATCGGCACGGATGGGCTTGCCATTCCGCTGGTCGCCAAGAAATGCTTTTTGTTGACCGGCGAAGTGGACGGTGATATTGACATCAACATCACCAATGCCGCCGCCGATACGTTCTACCTGGTGCTGGTGATGCCTTCGGGCAAGCTCGTCGTCAGCGGCGCGATCACCCACGCCGGATAACCTTGCGGATTTACGGACGCTTTTATTGTTTTGTCCCGTCCGTTTTCCTGCTGGCAGGGATGCCCCCTTCCCATCCCTGCCAGCGCTTGAAATCACATGAACCTCACCGGCAAACCCTTCAACGTTGGCGAACTGAAAACGCCGATCACGATCCAAAACCCGACGATCAACAAAGATGCGGGCGGGGCGCAAAGCGCTACCTGGATGGATGTGGCGGCGGTGCGCTGCAAATGGGTCAACGATCACGGCACGGAATCCACGCAGTCTGGCGCGGATACGTTTTCGCAGCGCGCGACCGTAATGATGCGTTATCTCGCCAGTGTGACCAGCGCGTCTTCGGTGCTCAAGAACGGCGAACGCTGGCAGGTGGTCAGCCTCGATGATATTCAGGAACGCCATGAATATATCGAGCTGCGCGTCGAGCGCGTCAAAGGCACGGTGTAGCGATGAAGAGCGCGTTTCAAATTACAGGTTTTGAGGAATATGCTGAAAAGTTGGTGCGAGCCGGGTTGAAGATCAATCAGGTTTCGCGTGATGCTTTAGATGAAGCAAGCAAGATTATTTTAGCCGAAATGCAATCCCGCGTGCCAGTGGATACCGGGAATTTACTAAATCATCTGACGATCAAGACGCCGACCCGTGAAGGCGATTACAACTACCGCGAAATCGGCATTATTTATGATCTGGCATATACCGACAAAAAAACATCCATCCAGGCGCGTACAGTTGAATTTGGAAGCGTTCACATGGCGGCGCGCCCCTTTATTCGACCTGCTATTCGCGCGGTACGTTCGGAAGTTGTCAATTTAATTAAAAGCAGGCTTGCCGAAGCAGGAATGGTGGATAAATGACAAACATCTACGAGCGTGTAAAGACCGCGCTGGATACGCTTGCGCCATCGGTGCCGCACTCGGTCGCGCCGTATAAAGGCTCTTTGCCGGACTTGTTTATTGTCTATCAGGAAATTAACGACGCGCCAGAACAGCATGCCGATGGCGCGGAAACTGAACGCTCGTATCTAATGCAAGTGACCATTTGGAATCGCGCGGGGGTTGTATCCCTGCCTAATGTTACCGCCGCTATGACCGCCGCCGGGTTTCGCGCCAGCAGCGGACGACCTCTTCCGCAAGATCTGCAAACAGGTCACTACGGATATGCCAAAGACTTTATGTATTTATAAGGAGCAACCATGACCGACTATAAAAGTATCGTAAACGTAGACAGCGTGTATTATGCGCTGATCACCCAGGATGACGACAACGGCTACGTGGCAGGCACGCCGAAGTTTTTATCGCGCACGATGGAGCTGAAAGGCTCGCCCGAAGTTTCTACGGAAACGCAGTATGCCGATGGCGGCGTCAATGATGTCGCCTCTGCCGAAGGTCCCACCGTCTTCGATGCCACCTTCCCCGAGATTCCCGAAGACACCCTCGCCGAATTGTTGGGCATGGTCAACGACTCTGCCAGCGGCAGGATCTTCGACGATGCCGACCCCGCGCTCGCGCCGTACTTCGCGCTGGGCTATCGCTTCAAGAAATCCAACGGCAAATATCGCTACCGCTGGTATCTGCGCGCCCGCGCCGAAAAACCCGGCGAAGAGGCAGTGAGCGAAAGCGACAAGGTAGACCTCAAGCCCGCGCAGTTGAAGATCACCTGCGTCAAGACGCTGCACAAATTCGATTTGCTTGGCAACGGCTCGCGCGTCAAGGCGGTTAAGCGCGTGCATGGCGATGAGGGATTGGCGAATTTTAGCGGCACGACCTGGTTCGCCGCCGTGCAGCAGCCCATTCCTGGCACGCCTTCCGCGTTGACCTGCGCCTACTCGCCGCTCGATGGCGCGACCGGCGTCGCTATCAACGCCAACGTGACGCTGACATTCAACAATCCGCTGGCGGGCGGGAGCGAGGCTGGCATTGCGCTGGTCAACGCCGATACGCAGGCACCGGTTGCCGTCGCGCGCACGATCAACGCCGCGCGCACGGTGGTCACGCTCGATCCATCTTCGAATCTGGCGAACTCTACCGAGTACCTTGTGGTTGTGCATGACATCGTGGATATCCACGGGCAGAGTCTTGCCAACGCGGTTGTGAATTTTGAGACTGTCGCGCCCTAATAAAAAAATAGGTTTAAGGCAAACGAATCAGATTCGTTTGCCTTAAACCTAAAACGGAAGGAACACCATGCCTAATTTATCACCGCTCAAGATCACGCTCTACGGCGTGGACAATGAGATCAAGCGCGAGGTCACGCGCAGCATTATCCCCTGGGGCATTTTGGAACGCGCCATTGATCTGCGGGATGCGTTCGAAAACGTCGAGACCGACGCGCAGGGCAACCCGCTGAATGTGGATAAGGACCAGATCGCGCAGTTGACCGACTTCGTGGTCTTCATGTTTGACGATGCGGTCACCGCCGATGAACTGAAACGCGGAGCAAGCCTGGGCGACATGTTCGCGCTGTACCGCCAGATATTTAGCATGGTGGCGCAGTCCATGCCTGCAAACCCTACGCCAGCCCTGACGCCGAAACAGAACCTGCAGAAGGTGCGCCAGGGCAGGAGATAAATTGGGCGCGCCGGATCAAGTACATGCTGCTCGATACGGGCAAGTGCGGCAGCCTGCGCGAGATTGAAATGACCGATATACGCAGCGTATTGAATTTTATGCTCGAATATCATCGTTGGAAAAGCGAAGCGAACGCGCCGAGCCGTTATACCTACGGCGACCAGACCGATTTTGCGTAATATGGACTAGCAATAATGACAAACTCATTGGGCGCAAAGCCTGCTATCGATACAAGCGAGTTTAAAGCGCGTATCACCGAAATGAACAGAGACGTAAAAGTGCTTGAGACTTCCTTCAGGTCAAGCGCTGCGGCGCTTGGCGATTGGACGCAAAATGCAACAGGCTTAGAAATGCGTTCTAAAAGTTTAAGCGGGCAAATCGAAAAACAGCGCGAAAAAGTCGAAGCCTTGCGCGCTATCCATGAAAAAATGGTAGAGGCTTATGGCGCGGAAAGTGCTGCTGCTGAAAACGCCCAAATTGATTTAAATAAGGGGACCGAAGTGCTTGGCAAAATGGAGAGCGAACTCACCAACACCGAGCAGGCACTGAAAGATATGACCAATGCCGAGCAGGAAGCGGGCAATGCCGCAGATGAGTCCAGCGGACAATTCGAGGGCTTCAAGTCTGTGCTGTCTGGCGTTGGCACGGTGATCAAAGGCTCGCTGGTTGTCGTCACTGTGCTGGCGACTGCGGTCGCGGCGATTGGCGCAGCGATAGGTGGGCTGGTGCTTTCTACCGCGTCCGCGTCCGGTGAATTAGCGGATATGTCTGCCAAAACGGGCATCTCCACCACGCGCTTGCAGGAACTCGCATACGTGGGTGAGCAGGTGGGCACGTCACAGGAAACGATTGTCGGATCGCTGGCAAAACTCACGCGCTCGATGTCAGCGGCGCAAACAAAAACCGCCGACTATGCCAAGGCTCAAGCGGACGCGCGCGCGGAAGGCAAAGAGTTTGACAAAGAATTAGGCGACAATGCCGCAGCATTCCAACGGCTGGGCATTAGCGTTACAGATTCAAATGGTAACCTGCGCGACAGCGAAGCGGTCTTTGCCGACGCGCTCACCGCATTGGGCGGGATCCAAAACGAAGCCGAGCGCGATGCGCTTGCCATGTCCATCTTTGGCAAATCGGCGATGGAACTCAATCCGCTAATTAAGGCTGGTGCGGACGAAATCGCTAATATGTCAGATGAGGCGCATCTAGTTGGCGCCGTTATGTCAGAAGAAACTGTAAGCGCATTTGAAACTTTTGACGATACATTAGCATCGCTGCGAATGGGATTGAAAGGCACATTGGGAACACTGGCAGGTATGTTCCTGCCTGGATTTCAAAAAATTACAGCAGAAGCATTTGGATATTTGCAAGAATTTAGTTCCATCGTCAATGCTTCTGGTGGTGATTTTGGGGCGTTGGCATCTGGCATAGGCGGATTGATCGGCACGATCATCGGCGATATTGCCGCGCAAGCCCCGCAAATGCTCACGGCGGGCTTGGGCATTTTGCAGTCCATCATTGACGCGATTGTGACCCAATTG